TCCTCAGCTAATTTGTTGATTGTGATGAGAGAGTCATCACCATTTTCCATTCCGTCTGAAATGTACTCAAGAACAATATACCCATCTTCAACACCACTAGAAAAATCAATTACACCAGCAGCTTTGTTTATAGTAAACTTAGGATTTCGGTTAGCTTCGTCAGTAGCTAGACCATAACGGCCACCCATATTGTATCCAAAGTACCATTCGCCATTATAATTCCATCCGTAAGCACCATTGTAGAAACCTGGGCCTGTATAAAGTCGTTTTTCAAGTCGAAGTATATCAACCTTAGAAGTACCTGTAACAACCTCTCCATTTAAATCAAAAATAATATTGTAGTCGTTATCTTGCAAGTATGCCGTAGCTGACAGTATTGTTCTGTTTTCAGTTAACTGCAACAACACTCCTTGTCGAAGTAATGATATTCTTACATAGTTAACATAGTCAGGAGGTAATACCATCTTTAAGCTATCATCTAAATGCAACTCAACTACCTTGATATTTCTTAATGCATCATAGTTAAGCTCTTGAATAGCTCTCTTTGCATGAAACAAGACAGTATATCGCTCGACATTATTGACAAGTTTATCGTTGCCAACATACATAAGCATAAAGTTATTTACTATATCAGCAAGGCTAACGTATTGATATGAACCCCAGTTCGTATCCTCAGGTATTACACCATTATTAGTATAATATTGATAGTTAGTAATGTATGCCATTTATTATTGTTTTTGTTGTATTTCTTGTAATTCCTCAGTCTTAGCTGCTGCAATAACTTCTTGTTCTCTTATCGATACACCTGCGTACTGTAATATCTTAACAACCAAGTCGGAAAAGTCACTCATCGGCATTTCAAAATCTTGATAGTCAACGGCAGATTGATTGAACAATGGATCGCCACCAACAGAAGTATATGTCCACTTAGGTTCTTTCGGATACCTTAAATAATGAGCATTAACATTTGCTATAATAGTGTCAGGATAAACCGTAAAGTTAGCTCTTGATGTAGTTGTACCATCATTGTCCATTAATGTATAGACAGGATAAGCAACCGATGGTGCAGTCAAGTTAGATGCCAATAAGTAAAGAACTTTCTGTTGACTTACTTTCTCTATCTCCTTATTGTTAAGTACTAACTTCTGAATAAAATAACTGTCTGCTGGTGCTTCAAAATATGGAGCATCATAAACCAATGAATCAACCTTATAAAATGTATCTAGAACTTCAGATAGTTTTTTAGGTACATCTGAATAGCCCTCACCATGTGCTCTTTGATTCTGCTTAATCATAGCATTGCTATACAGATAGATATATCGTTCAAATACTTCTAGTTGTGCTTGCTTAGCATATAGATTAAACTCAAATGGAGTAATATATCCTCGATTGTCTTTTGCTAGTATAGACAGAACTGTATTTCTAACGTCGTTTATCATACTTACAAAGATAAATAAAAAAGGCACTTACAATAAGTGCCTCTTCCTTTCTAGTTTGATTTCCTATTATGCAAGTGCAACGCTTGAAATAGTAATACCAGTAGGTAATACAGGAACAATAAATGAATCTGGATTACTTGATGCTCTATTAGCTAATTCAATAGCATCATAAATAGCATCTCTAAATGCAACCTGTTCAGCAGCTGTTGCAGTAGTAGATGATGTGATACGAACAGTATCAGAAGCAGCAGTAGCTCCACCAGCACCATATAAAACATCTACTAATGTACTACTAGCTAATGTAGTAGCTACAAACTGAATACTAGAAGCGTTAAGAATCGTAACGTTAGATCCAGCAGTTAATTTTAAAAACTTTTCCATAACTTAAATAATTTATTATTAATAACAACGCAAATATACTAATTATTTGATAACTTATCTTCTAGGAATTGATATAACTCAACACCCTCATCTGAATGCAAATATGAAGATAAAACAGATGCAGCATTAGCACCAAATGGAATTGTAAGCAATTTCTTTTTGTTTTCTTTTAAATTGAAATATAAATCCTTTCCATTGTTTCTCAATGCTAAATAACCATCAGAAATAGCTCTAGCAGCAATATTGTTTATTTTTAAAGATGGATCATTTACAGCTTCCAAGAAATCTTCTGGATATCTTTTTGCGTAAATCATCATATCTCTCTTAATCTCAGCACTACTCATTTTATCAACTTGACCACCTACTAAAATACGAGCAACTGCTTCTAATGTATTAAAGTCATTTGCAGCCAAATCTCTAGCGGCCAACTGTGCATCAAGCTCAGAGTGCATTGATTGAATATCTTCTTCAGCATCTCTTTCGTTGTCAAATTCAAAAAATTCACTTCCATTTCTTGGGTGGTAATGCAAAAATTGTTGTAAAACAGGATTTGTTCTAGGTACTGTTAAAACACCATCTTCGAAAACAATTGGTTCAACAATTACATTTTGATCTTGCTCTTCCTGAAAAGGACTATTTGAATTACGAGCGTAACGAAGTGGATGATTTGTATTTGTTTCTTCACAATAGTAAAGTAAACGTTGTCTAGGTGTATCCTTTGAAGCTATATAATAAGACAAAGGAGATTGATTGTTTCGCAGAATATAAGTTCTGTCTTTCGGTTCTAGATTTACTCTATTAATTTTTAACTTTTCCATTTTATATAATTTAAATTTTTAAAAAATAGAGAGGGCTTTTACACCCTCTCTGTATTTATTCTTATCCTTTGAAGATAAAGAAGTTGTTTGCACCAAGTGTACAAAGAGCTCTTTCAGACAAGAAGTTAACCTCCATTGCATCAAGATCGCTAGTTGCAGCACCACCAGCAGAACCAGTCATCCAAGTCTTGTAACGTCTGTTTTCAGTTTCAGAAGCTCGGAATCGAACGTGTAAGAATGGACGTTTTGCGTTTTTACCAAGAACTTGGTCATAAACTGTAGTTGTACCAGCAGGAACTAATACTCCGTTTACAGCTCCACCAACTAGACCACCGCGAAGAGTAGCATCGTTAAGATATTTCCAGTCAGTTTTGTAGAACTCATAACCTCTACGGAATCCTGTAAATCCAAGGTTCAAAGCCATTTGCTCGCTGTTATCGAATAAACCGTAAGATGTTCCACCAACTCCATAAGAGTTTTGAGCAGCCAACATATCATCGATATCGAAAGAGAACTGACGATTCAAGAACAATGCATTCTCAGCGATAGCTCCTTGTTTGTCAAGACGTTGTACGATAGTATCGAAGTCAGATAAAGCAGATGGATTACCACCAGACCATACATTTCCTCTAGTTTCAATAGAGCTAAATAAACCTTGAGTTCCTTTGTTACCTAAGTCACCAGTAGTTAATCCAATAGCACCTGAACCTGAACCAGCAGGCACACCTTCCACCATTGCCATTTCAAGATAATCCTCAAAACGTAGACGAGTCTCATGCTCTGATTTCATATACCACAAATAACCAGTAGCTCCGTTCTCAGTTGTTACCTCTACCCATCCGATTTGAGCCATATCCGAACCAGATACAGTATACTTATCTTTGATGATAATAGGAGATACTTCAAAGAAGCTATCTTCAGCTTCCAAAGACCCCTGCATCCCGTTAGATCCTTTTTTGAATTCAGAACCGTAAACAAATGCGATAACATCAGAAGTAGTATGAGTAAATCCTGGAGAATCAGTAGATGCAGTATAATATGCTACAGTGAATTGATCAGGATTAGGCAATGCAGTAATAATACCTTTCTGTAGTTTATTAGCACTAGCAGATGATAAAATAACTGTTTGACCAACTCTAAATACACATGTTCCTGACCCAATGTCAAATGTTTGAACACCAGAAGAAACTGCTCCTGTAGTTGCTACTCCAGTATACTTAGTATGCAAACGACCTTGCTCAGCCCACTTAATTAAGTCAGAGTTAGAAGGAAGTTCAGCACCAACCATACGCAAGAAAGATGCGATAGATCGGTTACCATAACGCTCAAATTCTTGCTCATAAGTATCAGGAAGATACTGATTCAAGAAGTTAAAGTTTGTAATGTAGTTTGTAGGCAATGTTGCCTTCACTGAGCTAGGTGTAATTGCAACACCAGGACTCGCTTGTAATGTACCAGCCATTTTTTTTTAGTTTTTGTTTTTGTTTCTAATTACTAATCTGTTGCCACGATCGTCATCTATAGCCGTAACTCTAAAACCTTGAGCTGGTGGAACTTGTGTTGCTTGTCGAGTCATGTCTATATTTTTAGACTCTTTAGCAACATCGCCAACCGCATCTGACATACCCTTCTCGTAGAAGAATTTGGCAAACTTCTCTGGATTCGAAGCCACTGCAATAGCACGATGGAAAGATTCAGCATCCTTTAGATAACCTTCATCATTCAAAAACTTTGATACAAAGTTCTGAAGATTTGATTGCTCTTTAAGTAAGTCTGGTGATTCTGCTGGTTTGTAAACTAATTTTTTATTCTCGTCTAAACTAAATCCGAAACCTTCGAACTTTTCAGAGAATAACTCAGAAGTTTTGTCAGCAAAATACTTTGACCTTTTCACTTGCTCTTCCTCCGCTTGAGTTGTAGCTTGTTTATAACTCTTATAAGCCTCATAGGTTTCTTTCTCTTCTTGAGGAACAAAAGATTCTCTTGACTCAAGAGGAACTTTATACTGTTCTTTCAAGCTGTTGAAATAATCCTTAGCTTTAGTGAGTTCTTTTTTCTTAGCCAACTGCTTTTTCTTAATCTCTTTCTCATCTTCATAGTCTGAATCATATCCAAACTGAGTTTCAAGATCGAATTTAATATCGTCAATATCAAGATCTTTATCTTGATTCTTACGATACTCAAAAAGCAATTGATCCTGATCCATAGAATCATAGTCTTTATTTAACTTCATAAAGTCCTCAATTCCACGACCAGTCTCTTTTTTATATTTAAGATATGTGGCAACCTCTGGATCTAAATCCTCATTACTTGAACGTTGTTCAAATAATTCATCAAGATTACCAATCTCTTTATTATATCTTTTTCCAATATATGAAAGAACTTTATTGTCGTCTATCTCAATCTCTTGAGGTTCAACTACAGGCGGTGTATCTTCAATAACCACCTTGTCAACAGGTGGCTCATCTGTAGAGACTAAACCTGTCTTTTCTTCGTGCTCTTTAAGTAGCTGTTCTTCTACTTCAGCAACAGACTTTTCTTCGAAATCTACTGCCCTTACTTTAAATTCACCTTCCATTTTATTTTATTTATTTTTTACAAAGATAATAATTATATTTTATAACATATAAAACGATAATAATAGCTAATATATTATGCAAAAGCATATAAATATGGCTCAAATAGCTAATATATTGAGCTTTATTTTTGTATTAATGAGAGCCAAAACAACTATTTTTTTGAAGTTTTGGCTGTTATTCAGTTGCCAAATCTGGAAAAATTCATGCAATTTGGCAAGTAAATAATCGGAAAAACTCCGATTAATCAGCATCTGTATTGTCATAAAACATAGCATCTGAATCCTCAGTATGCCACTTGTCAAAACCTTCACAATTAAACCAAGCCTTGTTAACTAAGTAGTCAGGCTTAGATGGAAACTCTTTAGTAACAAATGATGGCTCAGACCAACGTACTCTATTATTTGGCTGTAGTGCTATCTGACCATTCTCAAGTAATATAATATGATGTGACTTATGCTCTAGTGGATCTTCAGCTAATGTTATATCAGTATTTATATCGTTTGAACCCCAATTAATTGTAGCATAATAATTACCCTTATACCATTTCCTGTCTTTCATATACACATCAACATTTGTGTCATACACATAAGATAGTTGTGTTAACGTAAAACGATAGCTAAAACAATTCCATATCTGTAAGTAGTGGAATGGTAAATCTGGATCAGGCAACTCAGCTTCAGTCAATAAAGCATGACTAGGCAGCTTATCTCTCATAACACCATTATCAAGCAATACTTGAAACAATGCTGCTTGTCCTGGCATACATCTTACTGAAATTATTACACCTTCAGTAAATTCACCATGTCCTTTTTTAAATTGATACATGTATTCGTTCCTTACGAATACTTTCAAAGGAAAAAAGTTGTGTTCTATATATGCCACAAATTATAGTTTATGTTTTATCTTAACTTTCTTGGTTATTGGAAATGACAAGTTAACATCAACATTAGTTTCAGCTTGATAATCAGATCCCTTTGATCTAGTTACAGAAACTGACAATGGGCCTTTTGATATAGTAGCTCCTGCACTTGCATCGTATCCACTTGTTGGTGATGCAACAAGGCTTCCATAAGGTTTTACCTTTAATTTACTATTTCTCATACTATTTAGGACTAAATGATTCTAAGTCAAAACCATCCAATGAATCCTCTGAACTTTCGAAGTTCAATGGTGGTAAATTATTTTTTCTTTGGTTTATCAACTCTGACTGTCTTGTAGCCTGAAGATCAACTCGCTTGTCTTTAGCTTCTTCTTTCTTCTCTTCACGCTTCATTAAGTTATCAGTCTCAATACCTTTTAACTGCATATTGTACTGGAACTCTCTATCCATCAACTGAGCCTTAATAGCCGCCTCTGCTTGCATTTGTTGAACAGCGAAATTCATTTCAGCCTCTCTCAATTGTATTTTAGATTGAGCCTCAAGTTGAAGCAATTGAGCCTTAGATTCAGAAGCAGCTTGTTGAGATTGAATGTTACTTTGCATCTGCATTTGAAACTGCATCTCTTGTTCTTTCTGTTTCTGCTCTATTCTCTTTCTTCTTTTCAATTTAAGTAACTCGTTAGCTAACTTGATATTATTAACCATTCTAATATCGATAGCGTCTTCTAAGTCAATTGTCTGTTGTTGTAATGATACTTGAATATTTGCCTCCAACATTTGCTTTTGTTCTTCATCTGGTGCTAACTCAATAAATATACCAAAATTAAAAAGATATAGTTCTTTTACGTCATCAAGAATCGCAACATTATATTTACCTATCTGCATTGCAAACTCTTCAGCAAAGTCAGAGTACTCTAATATATCAGCAATACGTATTGATAAGCATTCAGCTAACTTCCTAGTAATATTTAGACCACCTTCTAATATGTGGCGTGTAGCTGTGTTTGAATTCAATGCAGCTAATTTCTGAACACCAACCAATGCATCAGGACTTGGTGTTGATCCATCTCGAACCTCATTAATACCAGTCACATCACGTATCATATTTAGATAGTGATTATAGTTAGCTATCAATGCAGCCATTTTAGATTGACCGCTATTCGAGTTCAACTCTTGAATAGGAATACGAGCATTATTAAAATCACCATCTTGCGTATAGCTTCTACCGATAACACTACCAGTTTGGAAATACAACTTTAATGCATCCTCTGGGTTATACGCAGCTCCTGTTCCAAGGTCAACTTCATTAATACCATCAGCATCAATGAATACACCATCAGGAACTACCCTTGCCATTACTTGCTGTAACTTTAAGTGGGTAAGTTGTATCTGATCAGCAAAAGGAATCATACGTCTAACTAATGACTCAGTATTACCTTTATACATTCTAGGCGCAAACATAACATAGTTAGGAAGTGCTTTTTGAGTAGCTGACTTAGGTCTAACCATGTTCTTCATCATATCCCATTTCAATAGGATATTTGAACCACCTACCAATATACCTTCATACCAAACATCACGAACGGCTTCAACTTTCTCAAACATCATTCCTTCCTCTACTGGAGGATTAAATGTATCGTTCTTTCTAATTACTCGCTCACCACCATTATCAAGAATTTTTTTCTTCCATACAAATCTTTTAGTAGTCTTGTAATTGACGTAAAGTAATGTTACAACTTCATTTAAGAAAGCATCATCTTGGTAATTACGAATAATCGGAAAATAACTATACCAAGCAGATGAAGCATTTCTAATTTCTTTTAATTGTTCATCAGTTAGATTTGGATTTATTTTTAAAAGTTCGGTATAATGAACCTGTTTAACTTCACCAAAATAATAGCAATCTGAGAAATCATTTTCCTCAGTATAGCTATGAATGAAATTAGCAGGATCAACATAGTCAACTTTTAATCCATCATTAACTAAAAACGTATGTCTTGCAATAGCCTTACCTAAAACAGTTAAATCATAATCAATTAACTTTTTAAGTTTTGGATACTCATTCATCTTAAGAATCGTATCAATAGCAACTTCTTCAGCAATCTCAATAGATGGCTTGTACTTCATTTGCATATATAACGATAGCTCTTCATCATTCTCAGGTAACTCGTCAGGATTGACATTGAAAGCATCAATACCAAACTGATCTTTTGTCATCTGCAAGAAATCCTTTGCAACCATATCAGCTTCAATCATGTCCTGGAATATGTTTTTCTTCTCAGCAGACATAACATCTTGAGCTTCAGCTTTGATTGTGAAAAGACGATCATTCATTCCATTGACTACAATGTCAACGAACTTAGGTATAATAGGAATTGGAGTCCAGTCTAAATTCAACATAGACATATCTCCATTTATAGATAACTCGTCCTTATATTTTTGTATAGGCTGTTCGCCTCTTGCATATAATCTTAAACGATGATATTCACCCCATTGATCATAGAACCGACATGTATTAGCTTTACGTTTAAACCACTCACCCTCAATTGACTTCGCAACTTTTAAACCATAATCAAATGTAGCCTTTTCTTCATCACTAGCCATTTGGTTTGGAAAGGGTGATTGATAAATTGAAACTGATAATTTCTCCATTATTTTAGTATTTCGCTTCTAATTCCACGATTGTCGTATTTCACAAATTTAATACTTATTTTTGATTCTTTTTTCTCAACTTCAAACAAATGCTTACGTGTAGCCATGATTGCTAGACCTGAGCTAATAGAAGCATCATGTTTTGTTCTGTTATTAGGATCAAATCTAGCCCAATCTTCTAAAGTTTTTGTAAAATACATAGAACCCATATTGTCAGGATCTCTATAAGTTCCTTCAATGTCAAGGCCTACATATTCCTCAATATACGTCTCGATAGCTGATGCATGCGCTTGCCTTACATCTTCAGATGAGTTAGGTATACCACCTATCTCTAACTCCGTCTTTGACAATTTAGTCTTATGTTTGTCAGGTCTATTCATTGAATACGCTCTGTATCCCCTATTCTTAAAATGATACAAAAGCCTAGCCTTATTATTCTCAGCTAGTATTGGCATACCATAAAAAATACAAGCCATTAGCACATCCTCAAAGAATATCTCAGCAGTCTGAGGTCTCGCTATATACTCCAAGAAAAACTCATTTGTTGGAGCTTCTTCCATGTGGAATTTAGTCATGCCATGCAATGCACCATTTGATCCTCCACCACCAACTACTCCTGATATATCATAAGGGTCACATCCAAATGCACCTAAGTGCTCATTACCAGGAAACTTCTTGCCTCCTCTAGTAACTACATTATTACGCAACCTATTATTAGGAATCCACGAAACTAAGAACCTGCCATTCTTATCGGGAGTCCAAATAACCTCGCTATCTTTTACACCATTCTTCCAATGGAAATAACCTTTCGTTAAAACTTGATCTTTGATTAATGAATCATTGTAGTCAATCTGTTGGTATATTTTTGTTAGATTAAAGACTGACTGCTTAGATTCATCCCTAAATGCATGTGACTCAGTTCTAGGAAACTGTCGGTAAAATTCATTCAATGCATCAGAGTCTCCCTTTAATGCTGCAACCTCATTATTCCACCAAGTAATTACGCCTTGCGTTATCATCTCTCCATCAATACCTCTTATTGGCTTTTCTGGAGTATCGAATACAGGCCAACCAAACTCATCTATATATCCTTCAATATTCCATTCCATTGGTATAAATAAAGAATAAAGACCACTTTTAGTTTGACCATTTGCTGATCTAGTTCTAGGGTTACTATCGTTATATAACTTCTTGAAATTTTCACCACCCTTGCTTAACGCATTTGATGTTGAACCCATCATACACTTACCAACAATCTTACTACCTAATCTTAAACAAGTCTTTGTTACTCGCCAGTTATTTAATATGTTCTCAGGCTTCTCCCATTTTCCACTTTCATCATGAACTAACAAGAGAAGTTTCTCACCATCATAACTGTTGTCTGCCGTATTCTTCCAGTCAATAGTTGTATCAAGACCATCAATTTCGTCTTGAGCTTCTTGATCCATATTCTTCCGAGTAATCTTACTAGCAGGAACACGAAACGCTAATTCAGTCTTTGGGTTATCCATACCATCCTGAATAGGCTTAAAAAAGAATGGGTAGTTTCTTACAATAGGTAC